TTACTCGATAACGAGATTGAAAATATTCGTCGATTCAATGCGGCGTTACAAAGTATATAAATATTATCATGACTACATTCATTGGGTTTAACACCATTAGACAATACAAAAAGTTTACGTTGACAGACTTTGATTTAATCAAACGAGACCTGCTGAATGCATTTAATATCCGCCAGGGGCAACTGCCTGGACGTCCAGCATATGGTACAGTGATTTGGGATTTTTTGTTTGAACCACAAACAACACAAACACAAAACGGAATAGAAGCAGAAATACAACGTGTGGCAGGTGGTGATCCGCGCATTTATATCAGCGACATACAAACTTATCCACAGGAAAATGGTATCTTGATCGAGATACAACTCACAGCAGTTCCCACACAAAATGCCGAAATTCTTAGTATATTCTTTGATCAACAACAACGAGTAGCCTCCTACGTATAACTACGCCGTTTTTAGTAACCATAAATACTTCAGTGACACAAGGGTTACAGAACAATGGCAACAACCACTAGACAAACGGCAATTTTTGGGGTAGAAGATTGGAAGCAGATCTATCAAACGTATAGAGAAGCAGACTTCCAAAGCTACGATTTTGAAACTCTGCGCAAGAGTTTTGTAGATTATCTGCGTTTGTATTACCCAGAAACATTCAATGACTATATTGAATCATCAGAATTTATTGCACTCCTGGACATTATTGCGTTCATGGGGCAATCACTTGCTTTCCGTACCGACCTTAACACTCGTGAAAATTATTTAGACACCGCGGAACGTCGAGATTCAGTTGTGCGTCTTGCTAACCTAGTGAGCTACAGTCCCAAGCGCAACACAGCCGCACAAGGCTTGTTGAAGGTATTCAATGTTACCACAACAGAAAACGTTGTGGACTACAACGGAGTTAATTTAAGCAACGTCACAGTTGACTGGGCAGACCCCACTAATCCAGATTGGCAAGAACAATTCACAGCAATTATCAATGCTGCCTTGGTTGACACTCAACGTGTGGGCCGTCCAGGCAACAAACAAACATTACTGGGTGTGGATACTGCTGAATATGCAGTAAATCTAGTGCCAGGGTTCTTGCCGGTAATTCCTTACACCGCCACAGTGGACGGTGTTAACATGCCGTTTGAAGCAACCACATCTACCAGTGCTGGCCGAGACTATTTGTATGAGCCACCACCAGTTCCTAACACAAGTTTCAATGTGCTGTTCCGCAATGACCAATTGGGATTTAGTTCTGCCAACACTGGCTACTTCTTTATGTTCAAGCAAGGCACCTTGCAGAACACAGACTTTAACCTTGCTGAACGCACAAGCAATCGCACTGTAAACATCAACGTTGAAGGTGTTAACAATACTGACCGTTGGTTGTTTGAACTTACTAACCTGGGCAACATCAATCGCGAATGGCAGTATGTAGAAAGTGTTTACACAGCAGCCGCAGAGCAAACTGTGGCATTGCGTCCTATCTATTCTACTACCAGTCGTAGCAATGACCAAATTACTCTAGTTTTTGGTGACGGAGTGTTCTCAGAAATTCCTGTTGGTATCTTCCGTTGTTATACCCGTGCGTCAAATGGCTTGCAGTACATTATCAATCCTGAAGAAATGCAAAACGTCACATTGCCAATCAGTTACACTGACCGCAATGGTAACATTCAAACAATTACATTCACTTGTGGAATCACACAACCTGTGAGCAATGCACAAGCACGTGAAACAATTGATGCAATCAAACAACGTGCCCCTGCTCGTTACTACACTCAGAATCGTATGGTCAACGGAGAAGACTACAATCTGTTCCCGTACACTGCTTACAATTCAATTATTAAATCCAAGGCCCTGAATCGTAGCTCAATTGGTACAAGTCGTTATCTGGATCTAGTTGACAACACTGGCAAGTATTCATCGACTAATTCGTTCTCTAGTGACGGTGCGTTGTGGGAACAAAATATTCTTCCCACAGTATTGTTCTCGTGGATTAACCGAAACGAAATTGCAGATTTCGTAACAAACACTGCCCAGCCACAGATTGGCCTGGCCACAATGAAACAGTTTTATTATGCCAATTTTCCTAGACCCGAAGTTAACGTAGTTGACTCGGCCACAGCACTAAGCACTTGGCAACAAAGCACTACACTGGCCAACGAAACCACGGGCTATTTTAAAAACGCCAACGGAAATGCTATTCCTGTTGGAGATAGTACCACAACTGTTTTTAAATATGTACAAGTTGGTAGCATTATTAAATTTACTGCACCAACAATTAACGGTGTTGCTTACTATTTTGATCGTAACAACAGACTGCAACCTGGCGTGCCAACCAAGCCAGATGAAAGTTTAGAAATCTGGGCAAGTCCGCAAGCTATTGTGGGAGACGGATACAATGGTGGCATTGGCAATTTCCCATCAGGCGCTGGTCCTGTAACTCTCAATAACTTTGTGCCAACGGGCGCAGTAGTTGACAGTATCATTCCCGTGTTCATTACAGACTTGCCATTGTCACTAGAGCAACAAATGGGCGACCAGATTGAGTTGTTCCGCAATTTTGGCATTGGTTACGCCAGTACAGAACTTACCACAGCACAAGGTGTAACTATTCCTCCAGGTACATGGTATTTGATTACCAGTACAAATCTTGATGCAGATGCAACCTGGAGTCAAGCCTACGCCGGTGATACGTCAGGCACCAACAAGGATGCCAGTTGGTTGGCACAATTCGTAGTTGAAAATCAAAACTACACAGTGACTTTCCGTGGACTAGCCTATAACTTTGGTAGTGTGTTACAAACACGTTTCTTCTTCTATGATGACCAATTGGTTTACGATAGCCGCACTGGTACAATTATCAAAGACTTTATCAATGTGTTGGCAATGAACACACAACCACTTGACAGCAAGCCTTTACAAAGTGATATCTATATGAATATCATTGGTCAACCTGTTGAGAGCGATGGTTACGTTGACGACTTCCAGGTCTTGGTAAGTTTCCGTGATAGTGATAACGATGGTGTTCCAGACAACCCTGACTTCTTTAGTGAAATTGTAGGACCTGTTCCTACTACTCCTAGTACAGGACCCTGGGTGTTCCTGCAACAAACAGTGGACTTTGACAATTTACAACGTTACTTGTTGGTTGAAGAAGGCGTGGTCAATTCAGACTATGCCACACTAGATGACATTGAATTGGTAAAATCAGAATGGAGTCCGGGGCAAGTGTTCTATGCTTACTCAGAAAACTTGTTCTATCTACTCAGTGTCGACGTTGCAGGCACAAGAACCTTGGTACAACAGTCAGGATGGATTTCAAGATCAGGACGACAAAACTTGTACTTCCAGTATCGTCATAACTCACCATTGACCAATCGTATTGACCCAGGCACCACAAACATCATTGACTTGTATGTGGTTACACAGGCATATTATACTGCATATCAGAACTGGATCAAAGACACCACTGGTACTGTAACAGAACCTGATGTCCCCACCATTGATGAGTTGTCAACTGCATACCAAGGCCTACAAGATTACAAAATGATTTCAGACAACATTGTGTTGAACTCAGTAAACTTTAAACCATTGTTTGGTGCCAAAGCCGCACAACAATTACGAGCCACAATCAAAGTGATCAAAGCACAAAACTCAACTGCCAGCACCAGCGAGATCAAGAGTAGTGTGGTGGCAGCAATGAACAGCTACTTCTCAATTGACAAATGGAACTTTGGAGATACCTTCTACTTCTCTGAGCTGGCAGGATACTTGCACAGCACACTTGGAAGTATTATTAGCTCAGTAGTACTGGTACCATTGGACACACAAAAGAGCTTTGGTGACTTGTATGAGATTAGATCCGAGCCCAACGAAATTTTCGTGAATGCTGCCGACATAACTAATATAGACGTGATTGAAGCATTGACCAGCACCAATCTAAGAACAGCACCGGGCAGTGGAGTCATTTAATGGCAAAAGTACGAAGCGTAGATTTTTTACCTGAAATTTTTCAGACTGATGTAAACAAACAGTTCCTAGCGGCCACGCTGGATCAGTTGATACAAGAGCCCAAATTTAAAAAGACTCAAGGATTCATCGGCCGTACTGTTGGCCCAGGTGTTAATCCCAATGAAAAATATGTTGTAGAGCCGACCAAGGCTCGTGCAGATTATCAACTTGAACCGGGCATCATCAGTCTCAAACCAGACACCAATACCATTGAAGATGCTATTACCTATCCAGGATTATTAGATTCGATTGCATATCAAGGCGGCAGTTCGGCCCGTCCAGACAGACTATTTGAAAGTGAATACTATACCTGGGATCCGTTTATTGATTGGGATACGTTCATTAACTTCAGTCAGTACTTCTGGTTACCAGGCGGACCAGGAGCTGTGGATGTGGCAGCAACAGGAGTACCAGCAACTGATAATTTTGTGGTCACTCGAGCCAATGGTGTGTACACCTTCTCTGGACTCAACGGAGATAATCCCACTATTGATCTAGTGCGTGGTGGTAGTTACACTTTTCAAGTGGCACAAAACAACAAAGAAACAGTAAACTATCGGGTGACCAACTCAGGTACCAATGCATATGTCATTGACTATGTCAACAATCCTACATTAACTTTGGCTCGCGGCAACACCTATGTGTTTAATTTAACATTAAATGGAGCATACCCATTCTATATTAAAACAGCCGCAACCACAGGTCTGAACAATATCTACAGCTCGGGTGTAACCAACAATGGTGCTGTTACTGGATTAGTAACATTTGTTGTGCCACAGGATGCTCCAGATACCTTGTACTATTCCAGTGCCACACAATCAAACATGCGTGGGCAACTGAATATTATTGACGGTACCCCGGGTACTGGACCGGGATTTTGGATTCAGGCCGCGCCAGGATTCAACGGTAAAATGCCTGCCACTCCAAACATCAGTTCTAGGGATGTGTACGGAGTTTCTAACAATGGTGAAGATCTTGGCACAATAACATTTAACGTTCCTACTAAAACTGCACAACAATTCTATTACAACTTGCCTAGCATTGGATCTGTTGATTTACTAACTGATTTAAGATTTGATCAAATCAACAATATCCCAGTGGCTGATTTCATTGCCACCTACGGCGGTATTGATGGTATCACTGCACTTGATGGCAGAACTCTAATTTTTGAAGGCACATCATTAGACACTGATGCAGGTGGCTGGACTAAAACAACATACTTTGACCCATTACCCCAAGGCAGTACCACTCAATCAGGCAGTTACGATAGTCTGTTGTATACACAACAACTTGAAGTTCCGTTAGCACAACGCCGAGATATCTGGCAAATCAACTATATTAATAATAGTGGTTTTGTTTATATCAGTCTAACCAATATAGGCACCATCAATGACTTGGAAAAGTTTACTATCTTGTATGGTAACACCTATGCCAGTACCGGATGGTTTAAAAATGATGCTGGTGCTTTTAAACAAATACCGTTGTTGACAGCATCACAGGATACCTTGTATTACCAAGATGGCACTGATCCTGGAATATTTGGTCGAATCCGATTGATTGAACAATCACAAAGTTCCACCTTGTACATTGATGAAATCATTGGTAAAAAAACATATACCAGCCCTAATGGTGTAGAATTTACCAATGGCTTAAAAATTATATTCCGTGGCGATGTAGTGCCAACAAGTTATGTTGGCAACGAATATTATGTCAGTGGTGTTGGTACAGCCATAAAGTTGTTGCCAGTGACGGACTTTATTTGCCCAGAAACATATGTAGTAGATGCTGATGCCAGTACCTTTGCCTCAGAGCCATTAGACTTAGATTATCTAACTATTAGCCGCGCCAGCTTGGACCTTAATGCATGGACCAGAAGCAATCGATGGTTCCACATAGATGTTATCAATGCCACGGCCAAATACAACAATACAGATGTTACTATTGACAATCAGTATCGTGCCAAACGCCCAATCATCCAGTTCCGCCCAGGAATACGTTTGTACAATATGGGCACCGAAGGTAAACAGCCTGTTAACGTTATCGATTTTACAGAGTCTGATGCATTCAGTAACATAGAAGGATCAACTGGATACACAGTAGACGGATACAATTTTGTTCAAGGCAGTCGGGTCATCTTTGCAAAAGACGCAGATGCTAATGTTCGAAATAAAATTTGGGTTGTTAATTTTGTATCGCCAGATTCTATATCTCCAGTGATCGCTCAACCTATTATTAGTTTAACACTGGCCACCGATGGCGATGTATCAGTTGACGAAAGCACCGTGTGCCTAGATGGCTCAACACTTAAAGGTCTTACATTTTGGTATGATGGTGTTGTGTGGACAGAAGCACAAATAAAAACCAAAGTTCAACAAGCACCGTTGTTTAATGTGTATGATGCTAACGGTGTAAGTTTTGGAAACAAAGCAGTGTACCCATCAACGACATTTGCTGGATCAAAGTTATTCAGCTATGCCGAAGGGTCCACCGGGATATTAGATCCTATCTTACAGTTTCCGTTGCAATATTTAAATTTGAACAACGTTGGTGACATTGTATTTGAAAATAACCTGTATAAAGATACATTTTTATATGTACGTGATAATGTTAGTACAACGTCCTCAATCAGCTCTGGCTTCCCTAGAGAGTATGCCACACGATTATTATATGATCGACTGCTAGGGTGGGATACTGCAATTACACCAACACAGATTAGACAGCAATTTAAGTTTACCTATGAGGGCAGACCTCTGCTGTTGGATATACAGGCACAAAGCGATGGTATTGTTCCGGCTGTAAAAATTTATGTTGGTAGCAAATTTAGAGATCCAGGAACATATACACTGGCAACAACATCTAACTCATCAACTATTACATTGGATAATACCTATGCCTTAGGTGACATTGTTGAAGTGTTGGCATTAAGCAACCAAACAAGTCAGGCAGCATTTTATCAAGTTCCTATTAACTTAGAGAACAACCCCCTCAATGGCAATAGCGATGCATTTACTTTGGGTACCATTCGTACACATTACGAATCCATATGCGAAAACTTAATTACACTGACTGGCAAGATCAATGGTGCCAACAACACTCGAGACCTTGGTGACATTGGGCCATACGGATTGATTATTCTACAGCAAAGTAGTCCGTTGACCTTGGCTGGATATTTTAACCGTAGTAAAGAATATAATATTTTTGCTGCCTTACAGTACAACTCACGTGAATACCAAAAGTTCAAAGACCTGTTGCTGAACGAAGTTACTAATTTAACTTTGTACACAGAAACACCCGCAGAAATATTGGTAGAGGCCATGGCTGCTATTACTTTGGGACGATTAGAATCTAATCCGTTCTATTGGTCAGATATGTTACCATCAGGCTCGGTGTACATTGAAAACAACTACACGGTGAGTTTGATCACAACTGACGTATTTGATACTGTGCAAGTTTACAATTACACATCATCTAACTATCTAGGATTGTTGGTTTACAAAAACGATGTGTTACTAACTCGCGGTGTTGATTATACTGTTGCCACAGACGGCCCAAGAATTACAATATTGACAACATTGGCCATTGGAGATGTTATCTCTATACAAGAATATTCGGCAACCTATGGAAGTTTTGTTCCAAACACTCCTACCAAAATGGGACTGTACCCTTCGTTCCGTCCGTCAATAAGCACAATTGACACCACATCGGGTACCAACCTGGTTATCATTGGTCATGACGGCAGTCAGACACCGGTGTTTGGCGATGTACGAGATCAAGTATTACTTGAGTTTGAGACACGGATTTATAACAACTTAAAACTTGACGGTAATCCAGTACCAATCAACGTCAGTGATGTTATTCCTGGACAATTCCGTGACACAGGTTACTCGGCTGCTGAAATCAATTCCATATTGAATGTTGACTTTTTAAGCTATGTAGGCTGGAACAAACTTGATTACAACACACAAAATTATATTGTAAACAATGAATTTTCGTGGAACTATAGTGGATCACAAAACAAACTGACCCCGAGCCAGACCCTAATTGGATCTTGGCGCGGTATCTATAGATATTTCTATGACACACAAGATCCTGCTAAAACTCCCTGGGAAATGTTGGGATTTAGCATCAAACCGTCGTGGTGGGAAACAGTATACGGAGTAGGCCCGTACACATCTGAAAACATGGTGCTGTGGGATGACCTGGAAGCAGGTATAGTGGCAGACCCAGCAGGATCATATGTACTCCCGGCCTATGTGCGTCCGGGTCTTACACAAGTAATACCAGTTGATACTGAAGGCAATTTAGTAAGCCCATTTGAATGTGTGGTTGGCAATTACAACGAAACAACATTTCAAAAGAGCTGGAGCACCGGTGATGGTAGTCCAGTTGAAGCATCGTGGTGGAACTCCAGTGCTTATCCTTTTGCTGTTATGCGATTGTATGCATTAACAATTCCGGCTAAGTTTTATGCACTGTACGCTGATAGAGATTTATATCGTTACCAAGCAGAATTTGGACAGTTTCTTTACAATGATCGTTATCGATTAGATGCCAATGGCATTCAAGTGTATGGTGATGGCACAAGCAAAGCCAGTTTTATCAACT